TTGAGTTGACAAACACAGCTTCTTCTCTAGGTAACGCAGCTGACTACCTAGCGACTGTTGCTGTAACATCCGCTAACCTACGTTTTGCTTAATCCGTAACACGTAAACGCAAGTTCAAAAAGCACCTTCGGGTGCTTTTTGTTTGACTTAAATATCAGGATGAAAGTAGAATCAGACCAAGATTTTAAACAACTTCGTGAACAGTTTACGGCGTGGCGACATCGCTTTCCGATGTTTGTTCATGATGTTCAACGCATTGAAAAAATAATAAATCAACACATTACTGCGCACAGTAAAATAATGGTCATGTACAGACAGACCAAAAATCGCAGCTATCTAGAAAAAGCACAACAAGAAATCAACACCATTAACACAGTATTAGCCACTGTAGAAAAAATGGAACTGATGAGTCTGCTGAGCCGCGGATAAATAAAGTATCTAGAATTTATTATGCGGTACCCGCCGCGTAGACCTAGAACGTCAAATAAAGGAGAAATCAAATGGGACGTCCATTAAGTAAAAAATATTTCGGTGATACAGGAACAAATGCAACACCAAAAATTCCAGTTTATTCTGCAAACATTACAGGAACAGAATTGTTTGGAGATCAAGGCGCCGGAGGTGGCGGCGATTCTTTATACATTGTAAAACAAAAAGGCGCTCGTCGTTTCGTTGTTGCCAGCAAAGATGATCCAGCGCAAGGCGTTTGTAAGTTGGTTAATAAAGCAGGTGACGCATCGTCGGCTGTTGTATTAGATCTAGGTGAAATGACCATTGTTGGTTATACCACCGGCGGCACTGCAAAAATTATTCGTGAAATGACCAACAGAGTAGCTATTGATTTTGACAGTGTTCGTTACAAATGGTCATTGAGTGATGATTCTACAACATCAGTGCTTGTTTTAGAATCAATGTAATTAGGATTCACTAATGGGACAGTTTCTCAGAGTCAACGGTGACTATAACATTCGAGCAGGCGATGGTGCCAAGATAACACTTGACACTGGTCCTGCTGCGAGTGGTGGGTCTGTTAGAATCACTGGTAATCTTGTGGTAGAAGGTGATACTTTTAACATCAGTACCACTAACTTAACCATCGAAGATAACATCATCTCATTAAACACTGGAGAAGTTGGTCCAGGCGTATCGCTGGTATATTCAGGTATTGAAATAGAACGTGGAAACACATCTGCAGTAACACCGCAGAACAATGCCAGCTTTCTTTATGATGAAAGCTCTGATGCATGGATTCTAGCACACGGGTCAGCACCAGGACCGTTTAACTTTGATGCTAGCAGCCTAAAACTTAAACAGATACTAACTAATAGCACCACCGATTCGGGAGACCTAACTCTAATAGGCACAGGCACAGGAGTGGTAAAAGTCTTCGGAACTATTAACTATGAAGATCAAGTAACTCACGACGATGATATTCCTAATAGAAAATATGTCAATGACGCTATTCAAAACAATCCCACTTTTCAGATTGTAGCTCCGCAATCTCAAGATACCAAAGTTGTTATTGCAGATAAAGAAATAACTCCTAACACTTCCGGCACAGCTGGTTCGTTGGCTTATTTCACAGCCACAACTACTCACAGCACCTACGGTGAAAGTGCAGTATCTATTATTGTAGACAATGCTCTAGTTGGACAATTTTATGCAAATAGATTTGAGATTGGCGATTTAGAAATGGGCGGCGGTCCTGATCGCAATGAAATAACTTCTAGAGCAGGTATCACCAACGAAAACGTCTATGTACGAACACAAGGAACTGGTAAATTACAGACCAACTATGCAATTCAAGTAGAAAACATTGGAGTAATTCCTAGCTATGTGTCAAACAGTGTGTTACTGTATGCAGCCTCACCTAGTATAGGAACCACAGGATTATATTTTGTCAATGACAGCGCAGAAGTAGCTAAACAGAACGGCGAGCTGATAAGTAAAAACAAAGCACTGGTATTCAGTATGCTATTTTAAGAGACAACTATGATAAGAAATTATGAAAACCCCCTAGGCACACTATCGTTAATTGACTCCACCAATGTCACGATACCTGTACTAGTTTTTACCAGTTCGACTACAGGTGCTCCTATTGCAGGCGGCGTAGTTGGCAGAGAAAATGCAGTAACTACTATAGCATTGTGTAACACTATAACTCCATCTACCGCAGATGAAACTGCTGATGCAGTTACAGTCAGCATCTATGTGGTACGCAACGGTCTAAGCTATGGTCCAGGAAATCGCATAGTAAGTGAACTTGTAATACCAGCAGGTGAAACTGTGTTCTTCTCAGAAGAACGTATGGTGTTGGCCAGTGGCGACGCTATATGGGTTGGAACATCATCGGCTGCTAAGTTGGCTGTTACTGTGAGTGCTCTAGCAGTATGAAATTCTTAAAGACCAAAAACATATCTAAATTTAGTATCAATGATCGCGCATTGATATATTATCCTGCAGGTAACGGGCCTGGTAATAGAGTGGTGGTTAATGCCAACGGCGGTATGATGCTGCCTAAAGGCACAACTGCGCAACGCCCGCAGTTAACCGGAGTAAGACAACCCACAGATGCCAACGGCACAATCAGATACAACACAACTATTCCTGCATTAGAAGCCTATGTTGGTGGAGCATGGGTTACAGTAGCCAGTCCGTTAGCTTCTGCTATTGTCAAAGAACAATTAACTCCGGCAGGCGACGGCACATCCACTATTTTTGGTCCATTAAATACTACCTATGCTCCAGCATATGCTGCCAGTGCAGACAATATTATTGTGTTGGTAGAAAACGTCATGCAGATTTCTACCACTAACTTTACAATAAATCAAAATCCCACAAGCACAGGAACAGGTGCTGAAATCAATGCTACTTCATTAAGCAGTGCTAACAACGGTACCAGTTATGTAATTACCTCAGTAGGCTCTACAACATTTACATCGTTTGGAGCAGCTGCTAACACAGTAGGCACAGTGTTTACCAAGAGCGGCGGAACACCCACAGGCACAGGTAAGGTGCGTGTAGCTGGATATTATCTTACATTTGGATCAGCAGTACCAGCAAGCGGAGGAGGCGGTAATCCAGTTTACGTAACTGTATACTACGGATACGCCAACTAACCATGAGTCAATTAGGGCGCATAGGTGGACAGGTACTCACAGATAATCTGCTACGTGCCGGGGTTGATCTTGCGTTTGAAACCAGTCTACTTTATCTTGATGTAACCAATCAACAGATTGGTATACGAGATGCAACACCTGTTTATACGCTAGATGTAAACAATAACATATATGCCAACGAGCTCACTGCTGTCACACAACTTGCTCCAGGTAATCTACGATTCAATGCTCCAAACACCATCACAACCAGTGTAGGTGGAATTGATGTTTACATCAACGGTGGTGGTGAAATTTTTCACGATAGACTTACCACAGCTAATCTTATCTTAGACGGTAATCTTATATCCAGTATTTCTAACAGCAACATAGTGTTAGACCCCAACGGATCGGGCACAGTGCAGTTGTTATCCGATACCAACATCACAGGCGATCTTGCAGTCAGCGGCAATATTTCTATGAGTGGGAATCTTACAGGTCTAGGTACACTGACTTTTGGTGATCAGACTCTAGACACCGTGACTGTTAACACAGATTTTACTCAAAGTATTATTCCGGGCGACGATTTGACTTATGCGTTAGGTGCAGATGCCGCAGACTCTAGCCAACGACGTTGGGCAGAGCTGCATACTCCAGAATGGCAATATTTTACAGACGGAGCATGGCCGGGCAGCGGAGTTCAGCCACAGTCTGTTACCATCAGCGATCAAACAATTATCAATGGAGTTATTAATAAAATTTCAGCTCAGCAGAGCAACGATGATATTATATTAAATCCTTATACTGGAATAACATTTATAGAAAGTACTAAATGGCAGGGCAACGATATCACAAACTTATTAAACACCCCGTTGACCTTATCCTCATCGGGTACCGGATATTATAGCATCAGTGGTACAAATGCTATGGTTATACCGTCGGGTTCTGATCTAGATCGTAGAGCCTCTCCAGACGAAGGAGAAACACGGTGGAATACCGAACGAGAATATTTAGAATGTTTTGACGGAACGGTATGGGCAGTTTCCACCGGCGGCGGCATTGAAGTTACTACAGAAATCATGAATGAGTTAAGTAACGTTTACGCTCTCATACTCGGCTAAATTTTCAATCTGCATAAATACTTGTAATTGCTAGGGTTGGCCAAATCCTTGTAAAATCCGACTGTGGTATACCGACAAAGAGCGCAAGCTGAAAATCTGGTAATCCGTGAAACCCGGTGTCTTTATGTGGAGAGCTAATGGCGATTGGTCGTATTTCCGGTCAGCTCTTGAAGTCAAATCTTCTTCGCGCAGGCGAAAATTTGGCATTCGAGACCGACTTACTCTATTTGGATGTTGTTAACTCTCGTATCGGGATAAAGACATCATCACCTACCACTGACCTAGACGTCAACGGACACCTCCGCTCTACAAACATCACCGTAGATAATCAACTGAATATCGGTAGCCTGCATTTCACAGGCAACACAATAACCAGCGATTCAAACACTATAACTTTTACTGCGGCAGCAGGCGAAGCCACAGTATACCATTCAAGACTACAGATAGATGATCTGCAACTGCAAGGCAGTACCATATCAACCACAGTTAGTAACAGTAGCATAGAACTAGATCCCAACGGCTCTGGTACTGTTAACATCGTAGCTAACACCAACATCACAGGCGATCTTGTAGTCACCGGCAATATCAATGCCACAGGTAATGTGGTCATCGGCGGAAACATACAAATTGGTGATGCGCTCACAGACAACATCGTAATCAACGCCAGCATTCGCAGTGACCTAGTTCCTCAAACTGACAACACCTACGATTTAGGATCCGCCACATACAGATGGCGAGCTGTGTACACCGGAACTCTGTACACTTCATCACTGATAGTTCCTTCGATGGACATTGGAAACCTGATGTTCCGTGATAATGAAATTACCACAACAACAGGACAAGATCTATACATTGACGGCAACGGCGCGGGCGGTGTTAGACTAGGTAATTTCCGTATAGTTGACAATGTAATCACTAACCAAGTGTCTAACGTTGTTTCTCAGATTGTGCAAAACGGAACAGGTTATTTTAAATTAGCAGGCACTAACGGATTTGTGCCCCCAGTAGGATCAAACGCACAAAGACCTACAGCATATGCTGTGTTAGGCATGACTAGATTTAACAATGACTCTAACGCATTAGAAATTTGGAACGGGTCAACATGGGCTAGTCCTGCTGGATCATCTGGTGCAGTAAGTCTTGCTGAAGCAGAAGCCACAGCAGTAGTCTATGCTCTTACATTAGGATAAAACATGCCAACGATATTTAAACACAGTCTAGTTACTAGCGTAGGTACTACTCCTACAGATATATTAGCAGTGGGTGCAGGTGTTAGAGCCACAGTAATAGGATGCAATTTAGCCAATGTCACAGAATATGACACAGTGATCGCAGATATACAAGTTGTTGGAGAAGACACCACAGTTAGTTATTTGGTAAAAGGCATAGCGATACCCCCAAACACTTCGATAAAAGTAGTTACTGGCGGAGAAAAACTAATTATGCCTTCTAACACCGAATTAAGACTTACAGTTGATACTGCCGATAGTGTAGATGCCACAGTGAGCTATGTAGAAATTTCTTAAGGAATAATTATGACCAGTCCATATTATTTAGGTACAACACCCATTGAATCGTTAGGAGATAGTCCTAGATATTGGTACGGGCTACGCAGGAATGAAGACGGTGAATTATTTTTGGTGCGAAGTGATCAACTATCAGATCTAGGAGCCTACGAATTAAACATACCAGGCCCTCCAGAAGAAGACTATGACAATTTTGAAGCCGGTGTAGATTACTTTGATGGGCTAGATGAAGAGCATGAATTAATAAATGAAAATATGAAATACCCTCAGTATAAATGGGACAATCGAGCATTGTTTTACTACGTAGATGGTGAAGGCATGTTTACTATTAGAATAAACAGAGGATATTCATATCCAACTGGTATTTCGACTTAATTAGGACCAGACAATGGCAGAGTTTAGAATAACAAGATTTAGATACACATGGAGAGGCAACTGGTCAGCTAGTTCAGTGACCTATTATAAAGATGATGTTATATTCTATCAAGGTGCATCTTGGGCCTGTATAAGACAACATGAATCTTCGGTATTTGATGATGCGCAGACGTATCTTCCAGCAGGCAATACCGACCCATCACCAGCATGGGTTAAAACCACTGAAGGTAGGAAATTTCTAGGTCCGTGGACTGCTAGTACTAGATACGACCCAGGTGTGCTGGTTGTTGACGGCGGCAATCTTTACCTATGCATAGTATCACATCAATCGTCTACTAATTTTAACACAAACGCAGATAAATTTGAAATTTTTGCCACAGGATCTAATTTTAGAAATACGTGGGCCGATGGTACTAGATATAAAGTAGGTGATGCTGTAAGATACAATGGATACACTTATCAGTGTACTCTAGAACACGTTGCTGGAACATTATCTGAAGGAATAGCAGTAGGTAACAACGATACCATAGAAGACAGCACTGCCGAAACATGGTCGGTGTTAGTAGAAAATTATACCTATGTTGGTTCTTATCAAACTTCTACCAGATATAGACAAAACGATTTAGTAAAATATGGCGGTAGTATATTAAAATGTATCACAGAACATACATCATCTACAAACATTGTTAATGCAAATTTTCAAACATATCTATCCGGCTTTGAATTTGACTCCGAATGGAGATTTCAAACCTATTATGCCATAGGTGATGTAGTAAGATACGGCGGTGTGGTTTATGTATCGGCCCTAAACAGTTACAACAGTCAACCAGGTGTTGACGCATCGGGGTCAAATAATCCAGACTGGACTGTGATAACCAAAGGCATACGATTCATTGGAGAATATGATTCTCAAGGCAACTATCAATATCGAGAAGGCGACATAATAAGACGCGGTGGCGCATTGTGGGTTAGTTTAATAAATCAATTTGAAGACGACAGCTCTTTGAGGCCGTTGGATACTTCTAATTGGCAAGTGGTAGTTGCTGCACAAAATGTCAGAGGCCCTTGGCGATTCAACGAAAGCTATAATCTCTACGACGTGGCATATTTTAGAGGTATAGCATACATTGCCACTACCCCTCATTTCAGTGATTTTGCAAATTTTCCAGGCGACAATGGCGAAGGCATCACATACTGGACCACACTAGTAGTAGGGGATGAAAATAATGCTCTTACTATTCAAGGCGACATATTGTCATTTGGTCTTAGAAGAAGTATTTTTGAAGATGGTAGTACAATATATACTTTAGATGATGGTAGTACATTCGGTAACATAAGTGTAGCTATCGGTACCCAAGATCAACTGTTATATGTTGAAAATAATCAAGGCGACCTAGACTATACCACGTGGGGTTCTTTAAATCGAATCTACTATGTTAGAACTGATGGAGTGGATGACGATGACCCACAACGAGGCATAAACTACTTCAAGCCGTATCGTACAGTTAGATATGCGTTGGAAACAGTTGATGATGGGTATTCAGGCACAACTATCATAAAAGTATCCACTGGTGAATATCAAGAAGTATTACCATTGATTATTCCTGTTGGAACGGCCGTACTTGGTGAAGAACTGAGATCAGTGACTATCCGTGCCAACGAACCGATAGCTGTGTATGTCACAGATCACGTTAAATTTTTAGAAAGTATAATCTATATAGGAACAAAATTAGGAAACATCATTCGAGGAATACCTGCTAATTTATTAACAGGCAATACTGTTCCGCAGGATTTTACCAACCCAGCCTCTGCCACAGGCGCAGCGTTTGTTAATGCATTATGGAGCAGTATAATCTCAATAATCCAGTACAAGCTCACAGGCACTGGCACAAACCCAACAGTAACAGGAAATAACACAGTTACAACCGACATTGATAGAATAGATGCACGTACTATTTTAGAAGCTAATAGAGAATGTATCAAGGCAGAAGTTGATGCTTACATGGCCAACACATATATTTCTTATGTGTATGACGCTGCCCGCTGGGCCAACGACATTGATAGATTTATCAACGCAATGATATATGATTTACGATATCCCGGAAATTATAAATCGGTTCTACACGGTCGATTGTATGCCAACGCTGTGAGCGGCAGCGCACTCGAAGACATGTTCTATGTAAGAGATACCACAAGCATTAGAAATATGACGCTGAAAGGCCTTAGCGGGGTGCTACCATCTCCTGTAGCAGGCACGGTATATAGTATACCTACAGCAGGAGCATTTGTGAGTCTTGATCCTGGATGGGGACCTAACGATACACGAACATGGATTATTAATCGAAGTCACTATATTCAAAACGTTACCACATTTGGAACGGCTGCTGTCGGCCAAAAAGTTGATGGAGCACTACACAACGGCGGAAATAAATCCATTGTATCTAATGACTTTACGCAGGTAATATCGGACGGTATTGGTGCATGGATCACCAATGGCGGTCGTGCTGAATTGGTTTCAGTGTTTACGTACTATTGCCATATAGGTATGTTTGCTGAGGACGGCGGAACTATTCGTGCTACCAACGGCAACAGTTCGTATGGTGACTTTGGAGCAGTAGCAGACGGCATTGATCCCAACGAAACTGTGAGATACGGCAATGTTAATACTCAAACAGAACAAGCAGTGGTAGCAGCGGCCTACGCTGGAGAAATTTTAGATTATATTTTAGGCTTGGAGTTTTCAAACTGCGGACAAAATTATACCACTGCAACCTATGATATAACAAGTTCTGGTGCAGGTGCTATTGCTGTTCAAGAAGAATTCCGTGATAACTCAATGTTTGAATGTCAGGTGCTCACTGGCGGCACTGGATTTACGCAACGCGGTAACCAGGCACAGACCGGAGGCCCGCTAACAATAACATTGGCCACTGCAGAAAATGCTGTTCAAGCGCAGATCATTGGCATGAGAATACTAATCATATCTGGAGAAGGTACAGGCCAGTACGGTTACATACAGGCGTATAACGACTCTACAAAAGTTATTAGTGTTTATCGAGAAAGTGACGATCTACCAGGTTGGGATCATGTGCTGCCCGGAACTCCGTCGGCTGCACTGCTGACCACAGGAACACGATATCGTATAGAACCTAGACCTATTTTTAGTGAACCTGGGTTTACTGCTACTACTATCAACTTGCCTACAGCTGAAGCTTGGGCTGCTGCTGCCTATGGCGAAACCAGTCAAACATTTACCAATGTTACTGGTACCAACGGCACAGGCACAACTGTGGAAATACTGCCAGCTCAGGCTAGATTCACCGTTATAAAAACAGGAAGAACTTATTCAACCTTGGTAACCGACGGCGGAGCAGGATACACAGTCGGCGATACTGTGACTATTGTCGGAGATGATGTAGGCGGAATAACAGGTGAACACGATATTCTACTCACGGTTACTGATGTATCAGATGACAGCACAAATTCATTAATATCATATATCGTAGCTGATGATACTCTAATTGCGGCCAGTGGAAAATTTATTCTTACTCCGTCAAGCGGCCATTTTGGCAGATACTCATCCGACGGCGATACATGGGATTCTTTTGATTTACCTACAGACGGAAATTGGAAATGCCTAGCAACTGGCGACAATAAATTTGTAGCTATTTCTTCGGGCAGTGCAGATGCTGCATCAAGCATCAATGGCGTTGATTGGACTATACGATCTATGCCTAGCAGCAGAAATTGGTCAGGGGTGGTGTACGGAAAACTATCTACTGTGTCTCAAGGAGTGTTTGTAGCTGTGGCCAGCAATCTTAATTCAGCTGCTTATTCTACAAATGGCACTACTTGGGCATCGTCGTCATTACCAGTATTCGGCGACTCTACATTAAACGAATGGGTTGATGTTGCATTCGGTTACGATAAATTTGTAGCGTTGGCGAATTCCGGAAACATAGCAGCTGTGGGAACATGGAATGGCACAACTCTTACTTGGCAAGGTACTATCATGGATGCTGTTGCAGATTCTAGTGCCAAAGACTGGGTCAGCATAGCATATGGTAATAGAAGATTTGTAGCAATAAGCAGCACCGGTGATGTTGCCTACAGCTTTGATGGATTTGTGTGGTTGCCAGCCACTGTGATATCACAGGACGGGTCTACATCACACAATTGGAAGCAGATTAGATACGGGCAAGGAGTATTCTTTGCCGTAGGCGATACAGGATTTAGGGATATAGGTGCAGATCCTACCTTGCTAGAAGAAAGTTCTTATGCTGCTACATCATATGATGGCATAGTTTGGACTGCAAGAACATTAGCATCTGAACAGAAATGGGGAGTTATTGCTTTTGGAAATCCCGATATAACATTAGGTGACAGTACATTATCAAATAATCGACCAACTTGGATAGCAGCTCCGATATCTACCAGCTTTGTTTTAAACAAAATTTACACAGGTGCTAGAGCATTAGGTAGAGTTGTGTTAGGTGGTGTCACTGTTAGCAGTATGAAAATTTGGGAACCAGGTAGCGGATATGCATCCGAACCTACTGTATCTGTCTTTGATCCTAATAAATTAGAAAACCCAACTTTTAGAACAAGACTGGCAGATGCGTCATTGGCCCAGCCTACCTTTATCAGCAAAGGCAGTGCCTACAAGACCAGTACAACAACTATCACAGTCACTGGCGATGGCTTTGCTGATAAAACACCCAACGGTAAGTTTATCACACTAGACGGCCTCACAGTGATACCTGGACCCGGAGCGCAGTTTTATATCGCTGGAAATAGTGCCTACAGGATAGCGGTGATCGTTGGAATTAATCAAGAAGAAATGGCTGACGGGACTATCAGGGCAACTTTCCAGATCAGTCCTAGTTCGACACTGATTCAAGGTATTGAAAACGGCATGGAAGTAATAATCCGTGAAAGATACAGTCAGGTACGTATCACTGGACACGATTTCTTAGATGTGGGGTCTGGGAATTTTGAAGAAACCAATTATCCAGACCTATATATCAACTACGATTTTACCACTGAACCAGCTCAGGAAGTGCAGAGTCTCAATGGTGGTCGAGTGTTTTATACATCAACTGATCAAGACGGCAACTTCCGTGCAGGTGAACAGTTTGCTGTAGAACAGGCCACCGGTATTATTACTATTAGCGCAGAATTTTTTGATTTAACAGGCTTAACAGAATTACGATTGGCGGGAATTAACGTAGGATCCACAGCAGTAATTAGAGAGTTCAGTAAAGATTCGTTATTTTTACAAAACTCAAATAACATTATTCCCACACAACGAGCAATTAGATCATATCTAAATAGCAGATTAAACGTTGGCGGCGAAGATCTGTTAACACCTAGTGTTACTGCTGGTACAGTTAAAATTGGACCAACTGCTATAGAAAATACTGCAGGGTTGACCATAAATGTAGATGTTGTAGCAGATTTTTCAGGCAATGCATCTGGAGTAGGTGAAGGTTATGTAGCACAGACCATGTTTTACCGTAGTATGAAATAAACATAAATATAGATACTGGAGTGTACGATGGCAGAATTTAAATTAGGTAGAATTAGATTTGTTTGGAAAGGTGCTTGGGCTGCAAGCACTGTCTATTACAAAGATGACGTGGTTCGTTTTGGCGGAAAAGTATATCTATGCCAAATTGGACACACTGCCAACGGCAATTTTAATGTTGATTTAGACATAGTTCCGACTAAATGGAATCTAATGGCCGACGGCCAGCGTTGGAGAGATGTGTGGGCAACCAGCACTACCTACGAAGAAGGCGATCTAGTAAAATATGGTGGTACCATATATGTTTGCATAGACGGGCACACGTCTGCTGCCACAGCTACACTAGGACTAGAAAACAACTCTGCTGCATGGAATCAATTTGTTGAAGGCACCGACTGGAAAGATGTATGGACTGTTTCAACAAGATACAAACTCAATGACATTGTAAGATACGGTGGTATTAATTATATCTGTATCACAGGTCACACAAGTGCTGCCACTGCTGCATTGGGTTTAGAAGATGCATCTGCAAATTGGCAGGTGTATACACAAGGACAAGAATATCTAGGAACTTGGGTCACAGCAACTCGTTATAAATTAAATGACGTTGTAAAATACGGAGCGGGTCTATGGATCTGTACCACACAACACTCAGCTTCCGCAGCGTTTGCAACAGACGCTGCAAATTGGGCACAATACGTTGAAGGTCTCGAATACGAAAGTAATTGGAGTGGTGCTACTGCATACCAACCAGGTGATGTGGTCAAGTACGGTGGTAATAATTATGTTGCTAAAACACAGCATACAAATTCAAATCCTCTAACAGGTACCACTAATTGGGATCTGTTTGCAGAAGGACTAAGTTTCCAACAGAGTTGGGCAGGAGGAACTTCATATAAAATAGGTGAAGTGGTCACACACGGCGGTAATAATTATATCGCAATCGCTGATAGTCCAAGCGCGACTTATACCGTAACCAATGTTACAGCCTCTAATGACCGATTTACAATAGCGTCAACCACAGGGATTGTAGCAGGAATGACAGTGAGATTCACTGGTAGTACCTTTGGAGGAATTTTTACTTCAGGCAGATACTACGTCAGAACAGTAGCAGCTGGATACATTACTATCAGCACAACATCTAGTGGCACAACATACAATGTAACTGCAGATGCTGCAGGGTCAATGACTGCTACTATCAGCGGCGAGCCACCAAACACAGCATACTGGGCAGTGATCTCTACAGGCATGAACTGGAGAGGAACCTGGGCAGATGATACAGAATACAATGCTGGTGATACTGTAAGACATTTATCTAGTTCTTACATATGCGTATTGCAGCACAGATCAGACAGCGATGACGGATCTACGCTGGGCACTGAAGGCGGCGGCCAAGCATTAAGCCGGCCAGACCTTGATGCCACAGGAACATATTGGAACTTGGTAGCTGCTGGAACTGAAACCAGCGTATTAACCACCACAGGCGATTTGGTATATTACGGTGGAGCAGGCCCTACAAGATTACCAGTAGGTACAGAAGGACAAGTTCTGCGTGTAAGTTCAACTGGGATTCCAGAATGGACCACTTGGGGCAGCACTAACCATGTTTATTTTGTATCAACAGACGGCGAAGATAGACCTTGGCCCGATTGCGGTGCAACTTTAGATAAACCTTGGAAAACAATTCGTTATGCCTGTGAACAGGTAGACAACGGACCAATGAATCCAAATGCACAATATCTATTAGAATTGAATCGTGCATTTATACAAAAAGAAATAACCAGCTGGATTGATTATCAAGTTACTAACAATATTGCACCATTTACTTCAGCATTTGATTATGACGAATACAAGTGTGAGCGAGATGTTGGATTTATCATTGATAGATTAATTTGGGATATTGGGCATGGCGGTAACTTAAAAATGCGTGCCGCTGCTTTTAGTTTACTAGGAGCATTCGGAGAAACTGGGGAACTTTCCGCCCCAGAAGAAAGTGTTCCGTATGTAACATTGGCTGCAGAAGCAGACGAAGGTGTTGCAGCCTACGAACAATTAAAATTGTTGTTGGTGGATGTGTTGGCCAACGAAGTACCAACCACAGTGTATCAAACACTGGCCTTAGATTCTACTGCCATAGTCACACAGTATATCGACACTGACTATGTAGCTGAAACTGGTATTACTACTACTATAGATAGTCTTATTGATATTGTTATCACAGCATTAACAGAGCAAGTCACAACCAATCTTCCAGAACGTATTGTACCAAATAATAATATTAATATCAAAACTGGTCAATATCGTGAAATACTGCCTATCATTGTTCCAGCAGAAACTGTGGTGTTAGGTGATGAAGTTCGTTCGACCAATGCTGGGCCAGCAGGCAGCATAACCAGTCGAGATGATGCCAAATACAGCATGGGTGCGTTGACCAGATTAGAAACTGTGGTTGGACAGGTTATACTAGGTACAAATGTAACTGAAAGCACAGGTAATACAGCTATTCAAAGTGCTGAGTTTCCTTATGCTAGTTCTGTAGAAGTAACTGACATCCAGAGATTAGTCAGAACAATGCAACACCAAATCGACTTTAAGATTGGAACTACTCACATGGAGAGTTCTGCAAATCCTACAGGATATAATACTACATTCCTATCAGGATTCGGTGATGCACGAACACTTCTAAAAGAAAATAAAGAATTTATCAAGGAAGAAATTACTGCTTGGCTGACTGCAAATTTCAGTTCAGTAAAATACAGCAAGACTAAATGCAAGCGAGATGTAGGCTTTATCATTGATGCTATGGTCTATGATTTAACCTATGGCGGAACTTGGGCCACTCTTAACGCTGGAACAGCATACTTTGACGGCGATAACAGTACCAGTCTACAGATCGACAGCACAGAAATTGCTGCCACTGTAGCCGCTTACGGTAGATTAAAAGCAGTGGTACAGCAGATCATTGCCAACACCACAGTGACTAAATCTGCTGCTAACACTGCTACACAATGGACAGACAGCACAAATCTAACAAGCGGGTCTGCTGCCAACGCTACTGTAGGTGCATTGGTAGATATTATTACCAACATTATCCAAGGCGACAGCACAGAAGGAAACACACCCCAAATCAATGTGACCACTGTAGCTACATTGAACACATTGACCTCTACTGCACACGGATTAGCAGTAGGCGATGCAGTTATTCCAAGAATCACTGCCAACGGGTTAGTTAACGGCACCAAATATTGGGTAGTGGGTACTGTTACTGCCAACACATTCCAACTGGCGGCTACATACGGTGGTGCAGTATTGACTTCATTTACCAACGGCACTAGTCTTGACATTGATCTTGAAGTTATTGATTACCCAACAGCAACTAATGCTGTGTCATCAACCACTGCATTGATAGCAGCCGCAGTGACTCTAGATGCTGCACAAGAAACCATAGTTACAGCTAGTACAACTTACATTACTACTAACTTTCCAGCATTGGTCTACAACAGTGCCAAGTGTGAGCGTGATGTAAGATTGATCTTAGAAGCAGTGATGTTCGACTTTATGTTTAACAGCAATTTTAAAACTAGAGAAGCTGCGTATTCATATTTGAGAGCCACGGCTGCTGATGTATTCACATTGAATCAGAAAACTGCCACTAGAGCTGCATTTACCTATGTTAAAGGATTGGCCAGCGCCAACGTAGGCGGCAATGCCACAGCACAAGCTCGCATTGAAACATTGATGACACTGTTAGATGACATTGTCTACGGTGCTACCAACGAAGGCAGTGTATGTCAAACTGGTATACGAGCTGCAGACTGGGCAAGACTACAACTAGAAAGAAATAGATCTTATATCACAGCAGAAATCAGTGCCTATATTTCTTCAACTTATACCACAACAGTCACAGCATCTACAGCAGCCACAGATTTATTTGCCTGCACATCCACAGCATGGATGCAGAGAAATGCAGCAGTTAGATTTACTGGCACAGTATTTGGCGGGGTGAGCACAGCAACAACTTATTACATTCAAAACGTGGTAAGTGCCACGTCATTTAAAATTTCCGCAACTAGGAATTCAAACACCGCTGTTGACCTATCTATCGCCAGCGGGTCAATGACTGTGAGTTTGTACTATGACAGTGCAGCTTGCTTGCGAGATGTGGGTCGTTATATTGACGCATTGAAATTTGATCTACAGTATCCTGGAAACTACAAATCTAGACTAGCAGCAAGATACTATTCTAATGCAGTTACTGGAAGTCTTGAAGAAGACATGTACTATCTGCGTAACGGCACAGGTGTTCGTAATCAAACACTGCAAGGACTCACAGGTGATCTTCTTGCTCCAAACGAATACGGTACTTCTAGAGTAAGTGCTGGTGCGTTTTGTTCACTAGATCCAGGATGGGGTCCAGATGACTTCCGCACATGGATTGTTAAACGTTCACCATATGTACAGAACGTTACTACATTTGGAACCGCTGCTATCGGCCAAAAGATTGATGGCGATTTGCATGCAGGCGGTAATGACTCTATCGTATCTAATGACTTTACGCAGGTAATATCGGACGGTATTGGTGCATGGATCACCAACAACGGTCGTGCAGAACTTGTTTCTGTATTCTCATACTACGCACACGTTGCTTACCTAGCTGAAGCAGGCGGCCGTATTAGAGCCACTAACGGCAATAACTCCTACGGTGATTTTGGTTCAGTAGCAGAAGGGTTTGATATTACTGAAACCCCGATATTATGTGTAGTAGATAATAAATCATATGTTGCAGACGTTGGATCCGTGCTCACAGACGGTATCGACAAGCTGCTTCAATATGAATACGATAACGCAGGTCAGGATTATACAGAAATCACGTGGACTGTATCAGGCGGCGGCGCTGGAATCAGTGTTGAACAAGATGATTTCCGTGACGGTGCGGTATTCCAAGTTAGACTTATAGACAACGTAGACGACAGTACTACAGCTCCTGAAGTTGATGGAAACTTTGGAGGCACAGGCTATCTATCTAATGCAAACACAGCACAGGCTGGTACAACCACACAGATAACACTGGCTGCTACCGACGATGAAATTACCGGCGCTTATGTAGGTATGAAGGTAATTGTAACTTCGGGTGCAGGTGCAGGTCAAGTTGGTATTATAGATTCATTTACAGCAGGTACCAAGATTGCCACGGTGACTAAGGAAAGCACAGGCGGCTCAGGCTGGGATCACATAGTAACTGGAACTGCTATAGTAGCACCAGATGCTTCATCAACTTATATTGTTGAACCTAGAGTACAACTTACTTCACCAACTTACAGTTCTACTGCAAGAACATTAGCTACAGCACAGACATATTCAGATGCGATTTATGCTCCATCTAGAGCAGTTTATCAGACCGTAGCAGCAGCATCAACTTCCGGTACAGGCACAGGTGCTGTGTTTACTGTAGTTCGCAAAGGTGTGCGATATACAGCTGTGGTGGTGACATCAGCAGGTACGGGATATGCTAGATTAGATACCATTACAATATTAGGCACAGCAGTAGGCGGAGCAACTACTACCAATGATATCACAGTGACAATAACAGCAGTAAATGCAACAACTGGTGCAATCACAGCCATCGAACACGAAGGTGTTGGAGCAGGCGGAAACTTTGTAGCAGTGGCTAGCGGTTCACGCAATGTTAATACTTCCGCAAACGGAACAACATGGACAGCCAATGCTACTGCATTGCCGTCAACATCGAACTGGGTAAGTATAGCTCCTGGTAAATTAACTGTGATAGAAACTGCAGGAGCATTTGTGGTAGGTAGATCATATGTTATCACCACATTAGGTAATACGGTATTCACATTTATAGGCGCAGCTTCTAATTTAGTTGGTCAATACTTTGTAGCCACAGGTGTAGGATCAGGTACGGGCACAGCTACACCGATCGCCCACCACCTGATAGCAGTAAGTTCTAGCACCACAGTCAATGCTTACAGCAGCAACGGTGGTGTAACATGGACTTCGGGTGGCGCTCTACCAGGTGGTATGAGTGGAATAGCAGTGGGTATTGCTTACGGCAATGTCAGTGGTACTGCACGTTGGGTGGTTTTGGGTTCTAACGGAACTACTTGCTATTCAACCAATGGCGGAACATCATGGGTTGCAGGCGGTAGTACCGCAGCAGGAACTTGGACTAGTATTACTTACGGTCAGGGAGCGTGGATTGCAGTTAGCACCGGTGGCACAGCTACCAGCTACACCACAGACGGTGGTGTTACATGGACTGCCGGAGGTGCGTTGCCAGCCAGTTCAACATGGGTCAGCGTGGCCTATGGTGCTAACAAATTTGTGGCCATCAGCAGTGATGGTGCTGTGAATCCAGCATGGAGTGTGAACAAAGGAGTAACATGGAGCTCAACTGGGTCAAGCGGTTACATTGGATCCGGCACATCGACTCGTGTGACCTACGGACAAGGTATTTTCTTAATCACACAAAGCAGCAGCAATAACATGAGCAGCTCAGAAGACGGAATTGTATGGACCACAAGAGCAATCACTCGTGCGTCTGGCACAGGTGCGCTAGAAGCGGTACATGGCAATCCTAATCAAACAGGTATATGGGCTGTTATTCCTTCCGCTTCAACCACAGCAGCATCAAGTGCTATATTAGGTGCTACTGCTAAAGCTCGTGCATTTGTTTCAGACTCGAAGATCTTTGCAATCAGAGTCACAGATCCAGGTTCAGCATATGCAGCAGCTCCAACAATCACAATCACTGACCCTAACAATCTTTACGAAGCGCCTACAGTAGTGAGAACAGGCAACGGTGTTTGTGCAAACGCCAGCTTTAAAAATCGCGGAACAGGGTATGACGCAGCTATTGTAGAAAAAGACTTAGGTGACGGTTACGCAGATAATTTCCAAAGTGGTAGATTTATTGGTGTTAAGAGAATGACAGGCTTGCCTAGAGCAGGTGCCAACGTGGTATTTGCCACACAGCCAGACACTGTATACAAATTGGTACAGGTGTTATCTGAAACAGGCACAGTCGACGGCGCAAGAGCATCATTCTTCCAAATTTCGCCAGAGATGAAAATATTTAATTCACCTCCAAACAGCACAGGCATAACCACACGTATTCGTTACAGTCAGGTTAGACTCACAGGTCACGATTTCTTGGACATTGGCACAGGAAATTTTGTTGAAACCAATTATCCAGGATTGCCTAGCCAAGTGCCAGTACAGGCCAACGAAACTGTGGACAGCAATGGTGGTCGAGTGTTCTACACCTCCACTGACCAAGACGGTAACTTCCGAGTTGGCGAATTGTTTACCATTGAGCAATCAACAGGTGTTGCAACATTGAATGCTGATGCATTTAACATTGCAGGTCTAGCAGAACTATCATTGGGTAACATTACACTAGGTGGAAATTCAGCAACAATTACAGAATTCAGCACAGATCCATTCTTAACTGCTAATTCAGACAACGTTGTGCCTACACAACGAGCAATTAGAGCGTATATTTCTGCACAAATTGGTGGCGGTGGAGCAGCATTGAACGTAAATAGCTTAGTGGCTGGATTTATCAGTGTATCAGGTCAACAGATTACAACTACCACAGGCGGTACCATAGCTATGAAAGCTAACTTTAATTTCCAGGCAGGTGTTAGAGGTTACCCGGTGGCATGGAATTACTTTTTAAATAATTAACGGAGAACAAAATGGCAACAGGAAGATTAGGCGCTTTTGCAATAACAACTACAGCAAACACCACGGTGTACACTTGTCCAGTAACCACATTTGCTGTGGTTTCTGTAAATGTATGTAATCGTAGTTCCAGTGCATCAGCCAACATACGTATAGCAGTATCAACATTAGCTACACCAGCTGGAGACGGTTCAGAATACATCGAGTATGATTCTGCATTAGTGGCCAACGGCGTTTTAGAACGTACTGGTATTGTAATGGATGCGGGAAAATATTTGGTGGTACAGACACCAACCGCAACACCTTCATTAAGTGTAGTAGTGTATGGCATAGAAACATCAACAGCATAAGGCGGGTAAAAACATGGGACGAAGAACGAGCGGACAAACAACTGGATTACAAAGTATTGGTAACGTACAGGGCAGCGCCGGTACCTTATCAACATCACAAGCAAACCAAGATCTTACACTAGATCCAAGTGGAACTGGTATAGTCGCTGTCGCCGCGGATGTTTCAGTCACAGGCGATCTTACGATAGCCAATCAAGGCGATCTACGACTTAGAGAAGCGGTCGGAAACGGCACTAATTATATTGCCCAGCAGGCCGCAGCTAATATGGCTGCTAATTATACCATTACTTGGCCAGCAGCAGTAGCAGCTACTAGTGGATTTGTGTTAAGTTCAGATACCAGCGGCAATTTAAGTTGGTCAAGTGCTGGCGGAAATATTCCAGTTACCGATCCTGGAGCTTCAGCCACTGTACATTATCCATTTTTTGGAACTGCGTCTGGTGCAGTACCAACTACATTGGTACCCAATGCCAGAACAAACTTGGCATTTGTGCCCAGCACCGGTGAATTAACAGCCACAGTGGGCAGCTTTGCCAACGTATACGGCAGCACATCCAATAGCGGAACCATTACAATTAGAGGTACCAGTGCAGGTACCAAAGCTGGCGCTAGTGTGCTGCTAACTGATAACGTGGCATCCTCTAGCACCATCACTGGTACACTGGTAGTCACTGGTGGTATAGGTGTAAGTGGAAGAATATCAGGTGGCAGTGCAGTAATTGAAGGCACTGTGAATGCTCTAATAACTGATACTGCGGCGCGAACCAGCGACTATACACTAGCATTAACTGACAGAGATCAATGTGTGGTGTTCACCAACACTTCAGCTGCCACAGTCACAGTTCCTCCCGATTCTACAGCTTTTCCAACAGGATCGATAGTTCACATACTTAGAACTGGCGCAGGCAAGCTGACATTGGCCGCAGGTGCAGGCGTCACACTCAGTAAAACTGGAACATTCGCATCCAACGAACAAATAACCATACGTAAACGAGCCAGCAACAGCTGGTTGGTAATAGACAGTCGCACATTGCTGCTTGCAACATCCAACACCCCGGCAGTTGCTGCAGGATTCAACGTACATACATACACCGGCAATGCCGACTTTATTGTTTAAAATATTCAGGAGAATGAAATGCCATTTATTAGTAGCGTAAGAGGAAATGTTGATAAACTAAAACAAAGTGAAAAAACTTTGGATAAATTTGACATCACGGGCGGTGATATAGTTTATACAGCAGGCGGATACAGAATCCACATGTTCACCAAAACAGGCGAAAGCCAATTAAAAGTAGCTTTGAAAAATAATGCACCCAAAGAAGTTATACATCTACAACCAACTAACCTAGCTGTAGAGTATATGATTGTAGGTGGTGGTGGCAGCGGCCATTCAACACACGGCAGTGGTGGTGGTGGTGCAGGCGGCTTCAAACAAGGTGAAACTTCCGTTGCAGCAGGCACATACCCTATAGGTATTGGCACTGGTGGCCCCGGAGCGCCTACAGGTGCAGATGGTGCAGATGGAACGGCATCCAGTTTCAACGGCATCCAAGGACGTCTAGGTGGTGGTGGTGGCAGCGGACATCCAAGCCGAGCAAGAAATGGTCGTGAAGGATCTAGTGGCGGTGGTTATGGTTATCACCAAGGCGGTGGTGGAGGTGGGGCCAGCGGTTGGGGCGGCGACTCAGCAGCCAACTCAAACCATCACAACAGACCGGGTGTTGCATATGATGTACCAGGGGAAGGTTACGGTTATGGTAGCCACGGTATTCTAATGCCAGCAGGACCTGAAGGATATCCTGGCGGGCGTGGTACCAGTGACTGGGGCCCAACTCAACGTGCAGGATCAGGTGGTCGCGGTATTAACACAACCATTAACGGTTCATGGAACACTTATGCAGGTGGTGGGGGCGGGGGCTGCCACAACTACTTTGGTCAAGGATCTGGTGGTCCTGGCGGCGGTGGACAAGGCGGTGGACAACAGCGTGGCGGTTCAAATGCTGGTACAAACACAGGCGGTGGTGGTGGTGGCTCAGACAATTCTGGCGTTTCGGGAACAGGCGGCCCAGGAATTGTTATTGTGAGATACCTAGTATAATACAATGCCACAATTTAGAACCACTTACAACATATTAAAAACATCGGACGAGAACGAAGCATTTAATCCCAATTGGATGGATTCAGATACTCTCGTTCTCCCCCCTAAAGTCAACTGGGACTACAGTCGAGATCTGCATGTTGAAGACATTGACTACTGGGAAGTGCTGTATGAAAGCAGCGGGGGCATAGGATTCTATGCTGCATGGTTACCTTACGCAGAATACTATTTAATAACCACAGGTCTTGATGCAACGAATGGTCCTATGTTTAGAGATAGAAATCTAAAAACAGCACATATACCCTACTGGGACAAAACCTTTGAAACATTTTACGGCCCAAATGCAGAGATGCATGCTGTTAAACGAGCCAAAGATTTTGGAATTTTATTAAACCCGTCACTGGTATGGGTCGACGACAGTGAAATGTGGCTGCATCAACCACTGCCTGCAGAAGAAAAATCTATTATTATTGTCTAGTGTAGATCCAAATCACCACCAGCAGTTTCAACACCAATATTACCTTTTACAAAAGTGTTAAACGCAATACTAACTCTATTGTTAGTTGTGGGATTAGATTTCACATAGTGAAAGCACTGTGATGGAAATAATATTACTGTGTTATCTTCAAGCGGAATATCAAACTCCAAAGAATTAAACATATTGTACTGCTGTGATCGCATGTTCAGCAAGAACGGAGGCGTGGGATTAACAAAGGTTATTGAAGGTTGGCTTTGATCAACATCTAAATAGAAAACTCCCGATACCACGCTGTTGGCATGATTGTGTAAAGTCTGCCCCTCAGCGTGTCCAGCAATATTACACCACGAATTTGTGATATAAATTTCAAATTCATAGCCCATGACAGTATTGAAATATTCTTTGACTTCGTCTAATAGAATATTTTTTAATCGTTGTAATTCTGGCCGTTCTAATATAAATTTATCATTGGACAGTTTCGTGCCTAGGATCTGTTTAGAGGAATTTAGATCATAGATATCAGCTAATTCGTTGTTGGTTAGTGTGATATTTAATTTGTTCTTATACACTCCAGTAGCAAACAGCGGATAAATGTTTTTTTGAGTAACCGGATCAGACATAATCTCTAATTATCTGTATAAATTTTTTGTGCTTGATCGAGACCACGGAGTTTTCATATTCATGATATTTTTCAATAGCTTGGTCTGCATACACTCTAGCTAATTGATGGTGCGACTCAAATTCTTTTCTAATCGATTCTCGATCAAATAGATCAAGCCCTTCCATTACAACAATAAAGTTACTGGCCTTAAATAAAATATAATCAGAAAGTCCACTGAAATCTTCACGAATAGGCAGTCTGTGTTTCCATTGCATTAATTTTGTATAAAGACTCTCGGGTAATTCTGTATTTGCCACATCCTTCCAGAACTGAGTGTTGGTTTTATTTGTGATATAATGCAGTATAATAAAGTCTCTAATGTTTTCCATAATATCGTTGACTGATTTATTATATTGTTCAACTGACTTATCAGTGTAATTAACTAATCTATGTACTAACAAGAAGCTTTGTTGGATTGAAGTTCCTATGGAAGTCGCTTCAAGCGGCTCAACAAAACTGCCACTTAGCCCGATAGCACAGCAATTCTTAATCCACGGCCGATCCAATGCTCCGGGATCAAACTTAAACTGTCTGCCAACCTCAATCTTTTTTCCAAGTAGCTGCTCGACTTCTGCTTGAGCCTGTTCAGCAGTGATGTAATCGCTGTCAAATATGTAACCATTGCCATGTCGACCCCATACTGGAATTTTAAATAACCAGCCGTAGTCCATTGCTCGAGCTAGAGTCCAGTAGTTGTAATTGTCCTCGTCTCCTGTTTGAAATGTTATTGCTGATTTCATTTTCAAATACTCGCCGTAGGATTGCCATTTAGCACCAAGTTTATTCATTAATAATCTTTTAAAACCAGTGCTATCAATATAAAAATCATAAGCATACTGTTGCTTTGTGCCAATTAAATTTTTAATATATCCATCGTCATCTAACACAACGTCTGATATGTCATCTTCAATTAGATTAATGCCAAACGATTCTGCCAGTCTCAACAGAAAGTCATTTAATTTGTTGGTATTAAAATGGAACTGAAACGCATGATATTCGTCTGGCTTGTTAACAAACCAATCACTGATTTCACTATTCCATACACCCCGAGCATTAACAGGTCCGTTTTCAGATATCTGTTTGCCGTAGACGCATTGATATTGCCCGCTGGTTTTAGAAAACGGTTCAATAACATTATGAAAATAAGTCTTATCGCCCCAGTTTTCAAACATGATACCCGATTTAAAAGTAGCATCACATTCTTTTATTAGTGTGTATTGATCAATACCAGCAACATCCATGAACTCTTTCCAGTGCTCAGTAGAGCCCTCTCCGACACCAACAATGCCAATATTTTTAGAATACACAACATCAATTTCAATGTCTAATTTTCTTTTAAGAATGATGGCCGATACAAGCCCTGCAGTACCGCCACCTACTACCAGTAGTTTTTTTACATTTCTCATACGAGATTGTTCCTTATTTCTTTTAGTATGGCTTTTTTATTCTTGAATAGCTTATAAAAATCTTCTAGATTTTTTAAGAAGTGACCAAAGGTCAGTGCAAATCCGTCACCAACATAGCTGTTTAGTTTGTCGTTGTATCTAAATTGAACGAAATTAATTTTTTCTTCAGTATGAAATCTCATATAAGAATAAATTTCTTCCCTCTCAATTTTAAATTCATCGTATTCAGGTTTCAGATAAAATGCAAACTCAGTGTTTCTAAACCATTTTCCTATGTCAAATTGTCCAGCAACAGGGATGCATCTAGTAGTAATATTGTTGTTTTCTAAAAACGGATACTCGTAAAATGTCACATTAAGACTAGGGGCATCTGTAAAAAATATGTATTTGGTTTGATATGAAAAGAATTTTTTATCCATTGACCTAACAACCACATGATCTTCAAAGAATTTCTGATCGTACATGTTGGTAGCCAGCCCTTGATCAGTTACTTTAAATGCATATTCGTATATAGATTTCAAAGCATACAAGTTTTTTAAATTTTTATTAAATGATGGACAATAGTTGAGTTTAGATCCTCGATTATCGTCTATTAAATTTTTACTGTAGAACACTGAAGACACAGTCTGCGGCTCTTCGGCAAGCATCCACTGATCTTCAACACACGCCCAATACACATTTATAGCCATCGCTGTTCCTTTACTATATGTATCATCTAGCCAAGCACTGATTTAATATATTGAGTCCAGTAGCGTTCAGCTTGCTCAAACTGACCAGCTTCAATTAGTTCTTGCCTAGCCTGTTCGGGTGAAATAAACCGAAGCCCAGCAAGTATCCAATTCCATAATGATGCATCCGGAGCATATCGGCTACCGTTGTCAAACATCCATGCACTTAAAATTTTATTCTTAGATTTGTCTAGTAACAGTCTTGTACGATCAGTTATCACGTTATCGTGTGTAATGTAACGCCAAAATTCGCTGTCGTCTCGACCGCCTTGATAATGCAATGATATAAAATTAAAAATTGATTCGTAGATAGAAGAAACATGCTTGTTATATAATATTTCATTTTCTTTTGTAATCGTATTTTTTAAATTTGATGACAAAAATTGATCAATAAAAATCATAGTTTGAGCTATTGTGCTATGTATTGATGTAGCCTCTAAAGGTTCTACAAAACACGACGATAGTCCCAACGATATTACATTGTTTTTCCAAAAATCACTGCCCCTACCGCTGGTAAAGTCAATGAACTTAATGGGTTCTATTTCTACTTTTAAAAACTCTTCAATTTCTCGGTGTGCATTTTCTTTGGAAATAAAATTGCTATCAAATACATAACCGCAACCTCGCCTAGTCTGCAACGGTATATCCCACATCCAGCCGGACGATAGTGCAGTGGCAGTGGTCATTGGTAGAGGAGAATCTCCTTCTTTATGTTTTATTATAAATGGCATTGCAGTATCAACAGGCAGATATTTTTTATACGAGATCCATTTAGAACCAACTGCTTCCATCAACACTCGTTTAAAACCGGTGCAATCAAAGAAAAAATCACCAACTACTGTATATCCTTCTTCAAGTGTCAACGATGCAATATGGCCGTGTTCGTTGAGATTTACTTTTTTTACTATTGAATCGATTACTTCAACATTGTCTTTTAAACATAGTTCTTTAAAATATTGTCCTACTTTGTGTCCATCAAAATGATATGCACGAAATTCGTCGTATTGTTTTTCTTCTAGATGTAAACCTTCTTGCGCAGCAAGATGAAATTTATTGTATCCATATTTCTGAAATGCATATTTAAAAACAAAATCACAGTTTGATTTTGCTGTAGGCCCCCCTGCTAAAGGAGCAAAATATTCATGCTTTCCTTTACCCCAAAATCTATGATAGATCCCCATTTTATTAGTTGCATCAGTTTTGTTAATAAAGTCTTGCTCATCAATTTTAACAGGAAATAAATCGCCGTGTATTAGGTCATGCATGGATCCTACAGTACCTTCGCCCGCACCAATAATGCCAATTGCCAACGATTCAATAATTGTGATAGTGTGTTGTCCCGGCTGAGACTTACACAAGCAATATGCAGCTAACCATCCAGCAGTGCCACCACCCACAATTACTATTTTCATAAATTATTTTGTGTACTCAACATATGGCTTGGTAGACCATGCGTGTGATCTATTCTTTTGGTGCAGTAAATTAGTATGGAAATCATCCCAGTGATGTTCAGCGATTGACATCATTCCTGTTTCAATTAATTCTTGCCTAGCCTGTTCTGGAGTTATAATATGCAGACCAGCCATGACCCAATTCCACAATGCAGCACCTGGGGCATTAGGATTAGCATTATCAAATGTGGTGGCGCCGATAATTTTATCTTTTGACTTGTTGATTAACATCTGGGTGTAGTCAGTCACGATCTTATTGTTTTTAATGTTTCTCCAAAACTCACTGTCATCCCTACCACCTTGATAGTGAAGAGATAAAAAATCAAATACATATTCAAATAATGTATCAATATTTTTATTGTATAGTTTTTCGTTTTCTTTTGTAACGGTTTTTTCAGCAACAGGAGACAGAAATTCATCAATAAAAACCATGATCTGTACAATGGTGTTGTGTATAGATGTTGACTCTAACGGCTCCACAAAAGAAGATGATAGGCCCAATGACAGCACATTGTTTTTCCAAAACGTATCACTCTTTCCACTAGATAGATCAATGAACTTGATAGGCTCAATTTCCATCCCTAGATAGCTTTCTATTTCTTTCTGTGCATTTTCTTTGGAAATAAAATTGCTATCAAACACATAACCGCAACCACGTCTTGATTGTAATGGAATATCCCACATCCATCCAGATGACATTGCATGAGCTGTGGTCATTGGTAATGGTCTTTCGTTGGATTGATAAGTTAATCGAAACGGCATTGCAGTATCAACAGGAAGATATTTTTTATACGAGATCCATTTAGAACCAACTGCTTCCATCAGCACTCGTTTAAATCCGGTGCAATCAAAGAAAAAATCACCACTAACAGAATAACCTTGTTCTAAAATTACAGAGTCTATGCCACCCGACTCATTGAGATTTACCTGTGTTACCACAGAATCGATAATTTTAATATTTTCTTTCAAACATATTTCTTTAAAAAATTGGCCTACTTTATGTGTGTCAAATTGATAAGCATGGAATTCGTCAAAATTTTGATTCTCCCAATTTACTCCTGCCCTCGACGCCATATGAAATTTATCGTAACCAAATTTTTGAAATGCATATTTAAAAACAAAATCGTTGTTCAGTTGAAATGTACTTGAGGCATCTAACGGAGCAAAATACGACTCCTTATTCTTGGCCCAACCCTTGTGATAAATCCCCATTTTATTAGTTGCATCAGTTTTATTAATAAAATCTTTTATGTCAACTGCCGCTGGAAATAATACGCCGTTTAGCAGATCTTTGGTTAGTCCTGTGGTAGCTTCTCCAACTCCGATGATGCCAATGGATGATGACTCTACCACTGTGATATCATGCTGTCCTGGTTGTGCTTTACACAAGCAATATGCAGCTAACCATCCAGCAGTGCCGCCACCTACAATTACTATTTTCATAAATCACCTATAAGATTTTTTCTTCCAAAATTTATTTTTATACACATTATAAAATTCTCTAAGATATGTGTATTCTCTTTTAGTTTGTGCTTCTTCTTCGTATTTAATTTTTTTAGATTCCCACGAGTCGCGTTTAAATGGAGTCATTTGAAACATCGGAGTACCCGCAGGTATGGTACCGGTGAATCCTTTTTCAATATAAAAAGGAAATTTACCAAACCCAACGTGATAAAACTCATCGGAGTCGATGATCCCGGTGAGTGCTGTAAACGGAAGATCTAATCGATTGTGAGGATGAGTGCATAGTATACTATAGCCTTTGGGTAGTTTGGGAATCCACGGCATCAACCATGCGAATTCAATAGGATAGTATTGCTCAGTGATCTCGGTGTTGACTTTGTCTCGGTGCTCCATTATTATAGGATCTTGACCACAACGATAATTAAATTCACCATTATTAAATTCGATATGTATGTCACACCAAGTTTTTTGAATGTATCCTGAAGTCAACGCATCAATAAATGGAGTGCAGGATTTCAATCCTTTGACTATTTTTCCTTCTTGATCGACTTCCATGTGTTTGGCAGTGCTTGCCGCAGGCGCATCTTTGTACCATTGAGGTAAGTTAGATGTTGCACGTTCTGGAATAGGAACATTATCAAACACTGCCTTACTAGAAGGAATAAATTCAATTATCATTGTGTAAATGTTATATACGATTTGTCTGGTGTTGCTTTTTTAGTTCTAGATTCACCAATAGTGTCACGTCCGTCATTTTTGTAGTCGGCGTAAGGACCATTGACATCTACATAATGAAAAAATCCTTGCACATGCCAACTGTCCTCGGGAGGATTAAATTTTTCTCGCCAATGGGTAAGATCATATCCTCTATAAATTAACATATCGCCTGGTCTAAGATCAGCAGCGGTATTCTGATCGTTGATGTACATAGGCCATTGATATGTTGCATCATTATAACTGTAATTAAAACACAGAGTTGCTGAAATTTCGCACGACGGTCGGTCTCGATGCGCCTTTAACTCATCACCGCTGCGATAAACTCTATAGAAAGAATATGTGGGATGTAGGGTAAGACCGGTGTTGGCTTCCATGATACTGTGCAAATGCAACAATATCGCCTCCATTGCTGGATCAGCATATTTTGAATGAGCTCCGATGACCTGATTTTTATCAGCTGAATAGTCTTGCATTTCATCAAACAACGCATACTGCGTGATGATGTCTCGCAGCTCGTTGGATATTGCTGATCTTATGATGCAATATCCGTTTTCTTTAAATTTTTCGGGATTCAAATTAGTCATATTTTTTCTTTTGCCAAAAATGATTTTTATAGACGCTCCAGTATTCTCTTAGTGATAGATAAGATTTTTTCTTTTGCTCTGTGATATTAAATTCTTTTATTGTTGATTTCCAGTCATCACGTTTAAAAGGAATCATTTGAAACATAGGAGTTCCGAGTGGAATAATACCTTCAAAATTATGATCGATATAAAAAGGATATTGACCAAATCCCACGTGATGAAATTTATCTGCATCTATAATTCCGGATAGTGTAGTGAACGGAAGATCTAATCTGTTATGCGGATGCGTGATTAATAAACTGTATCCGTCTGGAAGTTTAGGTATCCAGGGAACAATCCAATGGAATTCTAGCGGATAATATTTGTCACTGATTGGAACATTGCATTTTCCTCGATCGCCCAACGGTGCAGGATTATGCGCCCAATTATAAGTAGCAGTTCCGTTACCACCTGGTTTAATATAAATGTCACACCAAGTCTTTTGAACAAACCCGCCAGTTATGGCATCAATAAACGGCATGCACATTTTTAAATGTTTGTTTACCAACGTGCCTTCATTGTCAAACATCAACGGATCTCGAGTGGGATTAAATCCTGGCATATCTTTGAACCACTGCGGGATTGTTGATTTTCCAGGTTGAGGTGGTTCAATAAAATTTTGAACATCTTCAGATGACGGTAAAAATTCTATATTCATTGTAAATCTTTACCTATGTAATTAAAGTTGATAACACATCTTGCTTTTTTATCAGTGCAAGATGAACTAGTATGTCGAACAGTTGAATCAAAATATACTAATCTATTTGCAACGCTCTGCACTTCTGACCCGTCTTCAAATATCGTAGCCCCATTGTTGGTGTTTAGATATAACACCGCAGTTGTGCATTTTATATGATCGAGATCAATGTGTAATTGATGAACAATCCTTTCAGCAGTCACGGGCATGAGATTGGCTTTCATCCTAAGCATGGCTGCTGGATCAATTTTCGCAATCACAGGATCCAACAACGAGCTCCACTCACTTTGAGCAAGTCTACCGGTTACATTCCAGAACATGTGTGTGAATTGAAAATTATGAAGATAATCTTTGGACAGATCTTGATAGGTCACACCTTCATTGAAATACCAAGGAAACGCATTACCTAACATTGTCTGTTGGATATTTTTAAATTCTTGTTCCTCTAAAAAATTATCAATAATTTTATATTTCATGACATCTGTCTATCTTTAATCCATGTTACCAATGCATATTTTGTACCACCAGTTACTGGGTGTGCAACGTGTTTGTAAGCATAGTTTGACGGAAACAAAATTAACATTCCAGGTTCCGGCTTGATTTTTATTTTAAAATTTGGAAACTCGAGATGACCGCCATCATAGTCTGAATTTAAGTAGATTATTGCAGATACCACTCTGCCTACTCCAGTACCGCCGTCGTAGTGTGCTTGATATTGTTGACCTTGGCTATATTTCAATAAGTTATATCCCTCATGCCAGAACCCTTCATTGATACCGTAGCGTTTTGAATAGGAGTTTGTAGCGGCCAGCAACAACAAATTCATTTGATTATGAACATTCTGCAATAGTTTATTCTCAGCGACATTGGCCAGGTGACTGATTTCCATGACTTGATTGGTTCTGTGATTTTGAAAAGGACCAAGATTCATAGTTTCTGCACGTTCCCAATACACACCTGAATCAGTGTTCTTGACCTGTTGCTCAACTGCCTGAATTGTTTCAGCCCAGTTAGGCCAAGCGTTTTCAAAAATATCAATGCAGCCACCTACAACGGTGTCTGGCTCTATATGGCCAGGAAAAAGATTGTTTACTAATAATGCCATGGTATTACCTCTGTTGTATTAATTGATCCCCGATAGGATTACCTACAAATTGGGTTATAGAATATCTGCCAAAATTTTGACCTACCAACGAGCTGCTAATGCTAACTGACTCAACAGCATGGAACAATATAGATGGAAAAATTACCGTTCGATTATACCCGCAGTCTATTTGTAATTTATCTTCAAAAATCAAATTTCCACCGGAAAACGACTTAGGTCCTTGATAGAAAAATGTAATGGCAGTTATAACTGCACCGTCGGTGTGTTTTTTATAATGATCTCCGTTCTCATAATATTGTACCAATGTGCTGTTTTCTGGATCTCCTCTGAGATATCTAAAAAAAGCATGGTGCCCCATTAATTGATCAGTGAGTTCATCTCTAAATAGTTTTTTGTTTTCTCTTAAAATATTTGAAATTGCATGGTCTGCATACACGCTCTCCAGATCTATACCATGGTTTCTTTTTAGAGGAACCCCGGTCGTTAGATCTAATGCACTTCCGGTTGCTGATGGGTTTAGAAGTTTTCCTTGATCGTTATTTAAAAAGCATAATTCTTGCCAGATGCGATCACAGGCACGGTTGTCATAGTATTCGTCGATAACTGCAACAGGTAATTCGCACACGGTATAAAATGCGATTTTCATTATTTTATCCTATAAGCAATACTGTGCCTATACACGCCAGGAACAGTTGGCCCTAGCCCACGATGCGGAATGTCTGCATCAAAATATAGAATTCTTCCAGGAACATAGTCAATAGTATTAGTGACATTTCCTTGCTGATCAAGAGTTTGAAATTCACCACCCCATTCTTTCTTCCAGTTGTAGGTAGTAAACAATATAGCAGTTTTAGAACCACCACCGGTGTCGGTGTGGGACGACCCGTCCATGCCCATAACTTGTAAATTAGAATATATTTCTTTTAATTCAACAGGCTCTTTTAATATCTTATTTGCAAAGTGATCAAATGCCCACATCAATTGCAAAGGGCATCCTGACTCGTAGACATAGTCGGATAATTTCCTAAACAAAGTCGCCCCCATGATATTGTGTGTGCCGACTCTACCATAGGGCCACGTTTGGCTGTTAGCAACGTTATGTGGAATGTTAGGTAGTTTGTCACATAATTCGTTGAGTTCAAAAATATATTTGTCGTCAAATATGTTGTCGTATACTTGTAGCATCATGTGACTAAAATATTAAATGCAAGCGAAATGCGATCTTCGTTTGAGTTATTAGGTAATGTGTAATGATCTATCCATGCTGGCCACACCAACATCTTGTTTGGCTCAGGCTCGATTTCCCAAGTAAACGAATTAAACTGATTCCAATCAGTTACTATTTTTTCATCAATACAAAAACCATGGGCATGATTAGGATTCCTTAACACTAATTTTCCAGAATTAGGAGGAGCACTAATATATATTACACCCGATAATGTAGAAAAACCGTGGCGATGCGGTCTGTTGAAATCACCTTTACCGTTTACATTTAACCAATAGTTACTGATTGTAAACTCGTTAGTCAACCCTAGATTTTTTAATATTTCTACAATTTTGTTATTAATGACTGCACGTAACTCTTCAGTGTCTTTAGATTCCAACGGTAGATCGTCACTTTGCCATCCGCCGTAGTTACTCAATATTCGTCCATTTGATAAATTCTTAAGAGAGTAACAATAATTTTTAAGCCTTTCTAGATCCAAAGTTAGTTGTTCGTAGGCAATAAAACTTGAAAAAATGTTAGTGATTAGCATAGCTGAGTATTTAGTGGGTAAATATTTGACAGGAAAATTATTAACTAAATATAAGATGCTAAATTACCAAGGAAACAGATCATGGATATTTTAAAAATTACTTACGATATTTTAGAGCGCACACTGAGTATAGATGATTCCAAGATTGGACATGAGTATACCGAAGTACAATTTAATGTTTTTTCTAAAGACGACATCGACAGAGATGTGTCTGATATCGAATTTAAATTAAAATTAACAAAAGACGGCAACGAAATATATTCAGCCCGATATCCAGTTGCACCAATCAAATACGAATTAATGAAAACAACACTGATCGGAAAATCGCATGAACTATTAGGTGCAAATTTTTCTTACAATGTTGAAGCATACGTAGGTACTATCAGCGACTCTAAAGAAATAGCAAGTATCAGCAAAACCGTTACGACATCAAAAGGGCCGCAACCATTTCCTTCCTGGACATTCGACGATGCTAACCATGTATGGAAAGCTCCAACTCCTAATCCTGATCCATCGGCAGGTGTTGATGACCCTATACCGCGTAAGTTGTATCAATGGAGTGAAAAACGACAGGCATGGATCGAAGGATTACCTGAAGAAGTTATCCCCCAAGATGGCGGCAAGCTCAACAACTAAATGTTGATTATTCGATCCACTCACGATATTTTAAATCATCCTTGGAAATTAGATTTTTCTAGTTACATTCGACCAACGAACACCATAGTTCCGCCTGGGTGGGGTCAAGATAGAGAAATTACTGTTCCCGACGTAGCTTTTTGGGAACAGATTTATTACGCACCGGGAAGTTTGGGAATATATGTGTCGTGGAGTCCCTACGCTGAGTTTTATATGATCGTGTACAATCTGTTCAGCCATTTAGATCAAGGGATACAGACATTTTATGGTCCGGATGCTGCCGAACAAGTATCTAGACAGGCAGCAGTATTTGGAATTGACTTGCAGTCAAAAAATATTTGGGTAGAATCAACCCCATTTAATTAAAAACATTGTCAGATCTTGTTCACTATCGAAGTCTACTCTAGTCCACGCCTTTACATCTTGATCGTAGAATAACTTTCCACGAAATTCAGCAAGCCATATTTCCTCTAATATCGCTTGACCTTTCAATGCTTCTTTTTCACTAGCCAGGATAGAAGAATTTTTAATCAAATAAGAATTAGCTTTGATAAATGCTGGCGAGATACCGGAATCGTTGACTATTGAAAACGAATATTTAAAATCGCTCATCCGTTGAGTCTAATTTGAGAATCTAATTTTTTTCTTATTTCGGATATGCGTTCACGCATTTCGGTACCTTGGGAAGGCAATTGTTTTTGATAGACCATGTCTGTAAATGTAATATCCAGTCCTTTAACTTCAAAAATTAAATTATTTAGAAGTTTTTCAGCTTCAAGTTTAGCTCCTGGATTTGTAATCTTATCTATGGCTTCTCGATAATGTTTTATATCGGTTTGAAATCTTTCAGCTCGTTGTAGCATTTTTTATTAACTCCATGACAGTTTCTATTTTTACACGTATTACCTGATTATTTAATGTGGTGCGTAACCCTGAGTGCAGTTGTTTTGGCAAACAATCTAAATCTGCCCAGCATACAGTCTTTGATGCTAGAGTCAAAAACTCTTGATCGACCACACACACATATGTGCCATATTCAAAACCTCGATCTTCGGACAAATATAGTTCAATGGGAACTATACGGCCCTGTGCATATTGAGTTAACAATTCATCTGCATCTTCTAAGAGGCTGTTATTACGCTGGAATGTGGGCACGGTCCATCGCTCATCATCTAAGATCAGCAGTATACGACCTGTGGTTTTAGCTAAGAATAATAATCCGGCACGCTGTTGCATGCCAGTACTTATCCATCTGAAGTTCTGAAGCTCCATTCTCCTGACTTATACTCACCTTCAAAGGCTTTGATCCATTGGGTGCCTTCCCATTGGTATTTGATACCTGTGCGTATATTTTGTATATAGGTCGGACTAAATTCCTCACCTAGTATGTCTGCTGCCTCTAAGGTATTTTCTTCTGGATCCCATATTGTGGTCCATGTACGCCCAGTCCACTCTATAATAGAATTGGCTTTGATAACTGGGTCTGTGCCATCTTGATTTTCCCAAGATGAATCATTGTTGCTGGGTTCTCTCCAGGCCTGCGGTCCGCGATAAGGCACACTGGTACTGTCTGCAGGTTGAGAAGGAAGATTGATGTAACCACCACGATTTACACTGTTATTAACATCATCTAGCATTAAAAATCTCAACCCCAACGGTATGGCTGCGTGTGAGCCATACACTTCTAGCGGATTATACTTGTAGGGATCTATAATAGCATCCACGGTGCCCCTGGCACCGAATCCCGGTATGGAACTGGG